AAATAGCAATAACATATACAGTTCCAGAGGCAGTGGCGAGTGGCGATCCTCTTTTTATTGAAGGCGATTTTGTCGCAGGGGATTTATTTGTTAATTAAGAATGATACACGTTAAGATAGGAAACTAACAAACTAAACTTTGCGGAGAGTTTAGAAACATTAATATAATATAGGAGTTACTCGGAATGCCTGATAAAAACGGAACGCCTTGGTGGGCAAAATGGTTAGTTGGAGCATTATGGGGCGTTGTTGTCCTCATAATACTGTTTCTAGGTAATGTTGTGAACGCCAACAAGATTGACAATACTAGGGAGCATACTGCGATAAGGAAAGAAATATCCGAGTTCAGCGTTGAACAGATGCGACAGGGTACTATCCTTGAGAGGATAGATAGGAAATTGTGAAACCTGAGGAATTTAGGCATGAAATATTGATTCCTCTGGAACAGATCGAGAAGTCAATCATCCATCGCCTCTCGGACGTGCCAGAGAAAGAAGATTTAGAGAGGTTGTTTGAAATATTAAACAGAAAATTATCACAAACTTATGAAAGGTTAAGCTAATGGCTAGTGGAATTTATGATGATTTCAAGGAAGACCTGATGATGGGAGATGTTGACCTAGAGGCAGACACTATCAAGGTTGCCTTATTAGATGATTCTCATGCCTTCGATGCTACGGATAGTGTTTGGGGAGATATTAGTGCGAACGAGATTTCAGGTACAGGATACACGGCTGGCGGGGCAACGTTGGCTAGTTTAGCTGTTACGGTAGCCGCGAACACGGCTAAGTTTGATGCTGCAGATTCAGCTTGGACAACAGCAACATTTTCAGCATGGCACGCAGTGATATATGATACGACAAATACGAGTAGTTTAATTGCGAGTTTTGACTTTGGTAGCGAAAAATCATTAACAGCCGGAACCTTCACGGTATCGTGGGGAACAGGCGGAATAATTACGTTAGGATAATAATATGTCAATGGAAAACTGGAGAGTTTACGAAGATGATGCAGCTGAACCAACGTCTGCCTTAGCGAATGAAAACACTAGGCCAACGTTAGCTAATTTGAATTTGATACGAATGAGGATGAACTGCTCTAACGTCGTAGGTGGTGGTGGATATTCTACGATTGGAAAACTTAGATATACAACAGATATAACTGAAACAGAATATAATGCAGCAGATTATGAGCCTGATAATGGCAGTGAAACAAATCCATGGACAAAGTCGACAGAGGGAACGTATTCATCTGCAAGAGTATCAGATGCTGATTGTATCAATGGTTATAGGCTTACGATTGATACCCCGACTTCTGGTGCTGATAATCAGTTATTGTATGCCCACGCTGGTAATCCTTGGGATGCGGGTATTGATAATACGAGAGGATATGTTATTAATGCACGCCTTAAAGTTGTAGATAGTGGTACTGACGGTGCTCAAAGTATTATTATATTTGATGGAACAAGATTTTCAAGAGTTGATTTTTATACAGACAAGGTGGTTATTCCTGCTCTTGTTATATCTGAGACTGACCAAGAATATTTAGTAGATACTACTGCTGATTATCTTACTTATGCCATAGAAATAAAGGGTGATGAAATTATCGTAAGAGTAAGTCAAACAAGAAGACTATCTGGTACGCTTGATAGCAGTACTAGTGCTTCGGCTTTTTACTTTGGAGATGGGAGCGGTGGAGCTGATAAGGGAGGCGAAGTTCATTGGGATTATATTAATTATCACTTATATCCATGGGTAGAGGTTGATAGTACTGGTGCTCATTGGGATTACGGGTCTGGAAAAGGTGCTGGAGGAACTGATATTGCAGGATATTTGCTTACGGACTCTGGAGTAAAAGAACATTATTGCACTAGTGCAGCATATGTGAACAATTTGCAACTTTATAACGGTACTACTGAATTTGATATATGTCTTCAGCAAACAGGTGCTGCATCGTTTGAAGAAACATATTACTTTAGGCTTTCTGACGATATTGGTTATTATCTTAGATACTTTATCTTAGAAAGTGGCAAAACGTATCCTCAAGTCATTTCAGCAGCAGACCCCGATGTTACCGTAACGGTGTCAACCTTGACATTAACGGCAAGTTTGATAGCAGCGGTTGGTGAAGGTCTTATGGTAATAGCAGTGGCTACGTTGTCTTTAATAGCCAACATAATCAAGCCGGGTGTAACCAAGACTAGAGGATACTATGACCCAGTTGTTAAGGGAGGGTGTCCTCAGTGTGGTACATATATGTATGGGAACAAGAGGATTCGTTCGATGGCGGTTAAGTTTGGCAGGCATAAGGATGGAACTGCTAAAGATGACGATAAGCACGTTAGATGCGCAAGGTGTGGCTTTATGTGCCACAGAGACACAGATGCTCACGCTCCGGAAGGTTCTAAGCGTGGATGGGGAATAGAGAGCGAAGCAGCAGAAACAGATGCAGAGGAGATTTAATGGGACGGAGAATTTACTCAGAAGCAATCAACCATGGACGAAACCAAGACAGGGGACGGAATGAAGATAGATTTGTCCGCTGTTCAAGGTGTCGCTGGATATGTAAGGTAAAAAGAGATAGGCAAGCAGACGTGGGATCAACTGTGGGGTGGGGGATGGCTTTCGTTGATGATAGCGTAAATCCTATTGATCCAACGGTAACAGCAGGGTGTCCTCAATGTGGGACTTACCTGTATAACAAATAAGGAGGAATCATGTTCGAAGGGAAAAAGACTTACATCGTGATGATCGTCGGAGTATTGGTCAATGGCGCAGTTGCCATGGGTTATATTCCAGCAGAGTATTTCGGATTAGTAAACTCTATTTTAGGATTCTTAGGGTTAGGTGCATTAAGGGCGGGGGTTAAATAGTGGTAAAGATAGCAAACCCAGTATCAGAAATTGCGGGTGCTATCAAGGCAGGCTTTCAGCTTCTTGCGTCCTATAAAAAGGATAGGCACGTTCGGAGGCTGAGGCTTGCGATTGATAATGCCGAGACATATATACTGGAAGACCAGAAAGACGATCCAAGTGAAAAAATTAAAAGTAAATGTTACACTAAATTCTTTAAATATAACCAGGGGTGATATATGACCAGACTAGAAATTAGAACATTAGCCCGGAAGAAACTAGGAGAAACAACAGCTGCCTTCTGGTCTGATACAGAAATGAATACCTACATTAACCTAGGATGTAGCGATGTAGCAGAACGTACCCTCTGCCTGAGGACAACCGGGCACCTCACAACGTCAGAGGTCGTGCAGAACGCTGGAGCCACAGTTGAATCACAATGGGCTTTATCTTCAAGCTTTACAAACTTCCTATCTGTTCTTGATTGTCATTTCCATCAGAACGGCACGAACTGGGAAGAGATGGAACATAAGTATAAGAAGGATTTGGATGTGGAAACTCCGGGATGGCGAGATGCTGTTGGAAGACCCGTAACGGATCCTTCAACTCTTTACAACTATCAAGCAAGGTCAGGCGTTCCGTATCAATACTGGTGGGATTATGAAGAGGATTTGATTGGAATCTATCCTCCAAGTAACTCAGCCAACGCTACGTCCAATAATCTGAAGATTCTTTATGCTTTTGATAGTGCTGGGATGAGTGAGGATTCTGAGTCTCCGGATATTCAACGCCCTTTACATTTGGCTATCGTTGAGTTCGTAACAGCCACAGGTCACGAAACTCGTGGACTTCAGGACAAGGCGAACAATTCATGGGCGAAGTATTTCAAGATGCTTGATGATTATCATATCAATAAACTAAAAGGACGTGAGGACGATGACGTCTCTACTAAACCATACAGGAGTGTCTCGTAATGGATGACCAATACCAACAGTTTTACATGAAGGCGACTCCTGGTATGAATACTAAAGCCGAGGAGTTGGAACTCAACGGGAAGTGGGTTAAGTTGGCGCAGAACCTCAGGTATGAAGCTGAGCCTGGCGCAGTATCTAAGCGTCCACCGTTGGCTTATTATAATAGTTCTCCTGTCTCAGGGGTAGGAGGATGCCTTGGCTTGTATCGATATTATGGAAGTGCTAACATCAAAACGTTATTGGCGTTTGCTGATAAGATATATGTTGGTGATGACTCAGCTGGAACCTTTGCTGAGGTTAGAGATTTAACTACATCTGGATACAGGACTTCCTTTGTTACATACAAAGACCTTGTAATCGGCTGTAACGGACAAGATAACCCGTGGGTATATGATGGGTCGTCTGACAATGTAACGTGGGAACTGGGGGCATGTAAGGCAGTTGCCTTAGCTGGAGGGTCCAACCTAGATTCCGCTGCCGAATATGAATACAAAATAACCTACGATAATGATACTTATGTTTGTGATACGGTCAGCAACACCATTACGACAGATGCTGGTAATCGAAAGGTGACCTTATCTAATATCCCATTGCCACAGCTTGGTGCTACAAACCGAAAGATATATCGAACTGAAGGTGGCGGTGCTGCTTTTAAATTACTTGCCACTATTACTGATAACATCCAGACAACGTATGTGGATGACATTGCTGATGGCTCTCTAGGCGCCGCATATCCGGGTGTTACAGACATTATGCCCAAAGGTGACATACTCAATATTCACAAGGAGAGATTGTTCATTACAGGCGATCCTAACGAGTCTAACAGGCTTTATTATTCTAAGCCGTACTTGCCTCATTACATTGCCCAGACCGTTGATATTGATTACTTGGATGTGTCCGTAGATGATGGTGATGAGATAATGGGATTAGCTGTTCACTTTGGCACAATGGTCTGCCTGAAGCGCAACACTATCCGAAAGCTATTTGTGGCTACGGCTGGTTCTGGTGCTGACCCTGCGTCTTGGTATGCTGATGATCCGATTGCTTACATTGGTTCACCGGTTAAGACTTCGATATGTGCAACGCCTTACGGGATTGTATTCCTGAGTTGGAACAGCTGGTATATATTTGACGGCTCCAACGCTAAGCCGTTCATTGATGAATTTGATACCACTCACATCTTGACTTCAAGCTACACTAATGTTGTCTGTTATTACAATAAAAACCTTTTATACGCAGCGTATGCTGACTCTGATACGGCAGCTCAAACCAACGATAAGATAATGGTCTATAATTTGAAACGTGGGGTGTTTAGCGTTGACACGATAAATGCCAGTTGCTTTTCAGCACACGTTGGAGATTCGGAAGCAGGTGAACTTTACATAGGAGATAGCACTCAAGGCTCTGTTTATAAAGCAGAGGAAGCTGATTTGGTTTACCGGTTATCTTCTAAGACACAGTGCAGTAATGGAACTGCGGACAACGTGTTTGTTGGTGGAACAGAAAGCCAACCTTACCTAGAAATAGGTAGCGCCACTGCGGCGGAAGAGATTCCTGATGATGTTTGTATCTTTTGGGATGACCCTTCTACCAACCCCGGCTCTGGCTGGACAGACATTACTTCTGAAATAGAGGGAAAGTATATCCAATTCAGTAGCACTTATGGGACTAATGCCGGTGGTGCAGGTCATACTCATGCGATTACAGGAACTCTTGCGACTGACACAGACCCTGCGGCTCCTTGTGGAGATAATGCAGACGCGAATGCTCTTAGTGGAAATCACTCTCACTCGGTATCAGGAACATCAGCGAATGGGCAAACAGCTCACGGGCCGAGGCATACCTTGTTGAGGTTATTTAAAAAGAACAACACGACAACTGAGTATGAGTTTCCGTTGGGTGCTTTAGTTTTCTATGATCAGCCAACTCAGCCGGAAGGTTTTTGGGTTGAGACATCAAGCGTTGGGTATTATGTTAGGGGCGGAGCTGCAACCAATTACCTTACTTCAATAGAATCTGCTCACTCTCATACTTTTAGTTTTAACTCAGGAAATAACACTCCTAATGGAGCAACGAATTGTTACTCTGGTCCAGTCACTTGCGTAAACTATTATCCTCAGCATACGCATACAGTAGCAGGTTCAATTTCTTCTAATGATGATACGGTTTGGGAACTTGCCAGTGTTAGTTTTACGCTAGTAAGAAAGGTTGGAGAGCAAAGCACTTGGGATGGTGTGAGCAATTATGTTTATTGTTTGTTTGCTACAAGCGGTGCTGCTTCTAACGGGTGGACAAAGGTTACTGATTACAACGCTAAATTCCTTAAGCTAGGAAGCTCTGGTATAGAAACTGGAGTAGCGGCAGGAACATCTCATGGGCATGGTGGAGCTTCCGGAAATACTGATGGATTTAATGGTGATAAGGCGGGAGCTGTTGCCTCTCGCAGTGCAGAGCCACATGACCATACACATGCATACACTTTATCTACCACAGATGGTAGCCATACGGCGCCAGCCAATAGAACCTTTTGTTTGGTAAAGAAAGAACTTGGCAAGATGAAGGATTATAATGCTGCGATTACGTCTTCCGAAACCAACGGGATATGGACATCTCCAGCTTTAAACATAAATGCTGACACTTTAGAAACCGTAGAGTGGAACGCCTCTCTCGAAACGGGAGATACCTTCAGCTGGTTTATTCGAACTGCATCAACGCAATCGTTGGTAGAAGATGCAACAGCCATAGGAACCGTTGACCACACGGCAGAAACATTCACCCAGGCAGGACACGGGCTTACCAACGGTAAGAGGATTGTTATTGATGGAACGGTTGTTCCCACTGGATTGTTTAATACTATTATGTATTATGTCGTTGGCGTAGCTGGCAACGATTTCCAGGTATCGTTGGCTTCTGGTGGATCTGCCGTTGCGTTCTCTTCCAACGGAACCTCCGTAACGTTTAAAGAATGGACTGATGAGCAGACCGTCTCTGGAACATCGATAGGTGCAACCGTTCCAGCTAATTGGATTCAATACGTTAATGTGTTTACGGCTGTTGACACAACAGATACAAATCCAAGGTTGTCGCTTTCCAACAGTTTTGTTGTTAAGATTATTTATACCAAGCAAGGGACTTCGGCTGAAGCAGGAGTTGAGTTCATTTACGAAACTGGCTCCATGAATGCTGACACCCCTATGCTGGATAAGTTATGGAAGAAACTGGTAACCAATCACTCTGGAACACAAGGCGCTTTCACTTTTTTCTGGGAAACTGAACTCGCAAGCGGTTCGTTTGTCGTTGATTTATCTACTAATCCTCAACGTTTTAGTACATTTTTTCAATCAGACGCAATCGGAACCACGATCAGTTTTAGAATCTATAAAAATGACAATGCGGAATTCAAGCTAAAAGAGTTTCACGGTCTCTTTACACCAAAACCTTTGATAATATAATGGCAATAGACGAAGTTTATAAAATAAATCAAATGAATCAAGACGAAACGCCAACGATAAAGAAGGCGTTGGCTCACATTCACGAACAAGCTGTTGGTGTTCACTTTGTAGATGCTGCTCCCACGGATGTACCGGCTGGGAAGATAGTTGTTTATGATGACGGAACAACCCGGCGACTCTACGTAAGGACTGGTAAAGGTGGCATTGGATACGCGACCTTAACCATGATATAATATGAATGATTTGATAGATGAAATAATGGAAGACCCTGCAGTTACTAGGGCTAAGATTATGGTATTTGAGGACGAGCTTGGCAAGGTGGACGGCATTACGCGCGGGGACATGGATGAATGTCCGTTGACTCATACCTTTGCTGAAGGGGTTTATGTGAGGGAAATATTCATACCGGCAGGAACTCTTGTAGTGGGTAAGATACACAGACACTCACACCCGAACTTCCTGATGAAGGGCAGGGTAACCGTTGTTACAGAAGGTAAAGGTCGTGAAACATTAGAAGCGCCTTTGTCTATGATTTCTCCAGCCGGAACTAAGCGGATTGTTTATACCCACGAAGATACCGTTTGGATCACTGTTCACAAGACAGAGGAAACAAATATAAATAAAATCGAAGAAGCGGTTATAGCTAAAGACTATGATGCCCTTCCTCCTTCGCGGGAGCATAAACAATTAACAAAAGAGGAGGCAATATGAGCTGGGTAGCATTAGGTACTACGGCCGTAGGGGCTGGAATGAGCATGATGAATAAGAAGAAGGCTGGTGGTCAACAGATGATGAACGCCGGCAACATCATGGCGCCTGAAGATAAATGGGCAGAGGGAGCGCGTCAAAAGAACTTTGACTTTGTTTCCAATATGATGGATGATGTTTCTGCTGGTCGTGACCCGTTGCAAAATAGACGTGACCAACAGTTAGAGCATCAAACCAAAGGGATTCGTGAGGATTTCTTTGGAACTGAAGGTGACCGTAATGAGAGCATTGCCAACGTTGGAGTGCAACAAATGGCTATGTTTGGTGGTAACGCTAAACAGATGTTGGCTCAAAAGAAGAAGACGCAAAACAGAATGCAAGGTCAGCTTGATGATGTAAGACAGCGGATTGCTGATGCAGGGACTTCTTATATAGAGAAACAATCGCAGTTTGCTCCTGAGATGATGAACAGGTTGAAAACTGGCGCAGCAACAACAGGTTCCTTCGGCCCTCAAGCAATGGGTGCACCTTCAAGTGGAGGCGGTCCAGACATGGCAGGGATTAGTTCTATGGTAGGAGCGGGAATTGGGACTATTAAGAAGTCTGGGTTCTCGGCAAATAATGTTTCAGGCTCCGGACTTTTTGGTAGTAAGTTCATGGGGAAAACCGTAGGAGAAATGGGGCAACAGGGTCCAATGAATAAGCCAGGATTTCGGGATAGGAGGGTAAGATGAGTAACACAGGAAATCAGCCACCATTAACATTTACAACAATACCTGGTACTGAACCTCCTAGTAAAATGGAGAACTTCATCAACGCTACAACGAAGTTCATGGGAGACAAGGCTAGGGCTAAAGCAAAAGAGAAGTCAACCCTTATGCAGTCTATGGCTAATAACAATAGGCTAGGACCGGCTAAGGATGGAGAAGCAGGTTCGTTTGAATATGGAGATCAGAACCTAAAGGTTCTTGATAACGTTAATACTGGTGCGGATCGCCTGAACAACATGAAGGCAGATAATTATATCCAAGACCAGATACTTAGTCAATATAATGAGTCATACATCAAGTCTTATCAGGCTGGTTTAAATAAACAACAGGCTGAAGAGATAGCAAACCAGACATTAATACAGGCTGGAAGTGCTTATGGTGTTGACATTTCAGGGCTATTGCCACAGTCGTCAGCTCCCGAAAAAAAGAACTTCCCGGCGCTTAACGCTAAGGTCGATATGAACAATCCCCTGAGGGCATTACCTTGGGTTACTGGAAATGATCCCGATAAATATCTTCAGCAAGGTGAACCCGGTTTCAAGGGTAAAATCACAAAGGATTCCATGAAAACTAAAAAGACTCCACAGTCTCAGCCAACTGTTCAGCCGACAACGCAACAGCAGGTTGAGAACTTCAAACCACACGTTCAGGCTATTACCAAACGCGCACCACAGAATCCTGGAACTGACGTTGAAGGTTTAATTCGAGCAATCAGAGCTCATAAGAAGAAAGGTGTTAGTAAGGACATGATTATCAAGGAACTAGGTAGTTTCGTTACTAACGCTAATGTTTTTTACGAGGAGGCAATTAAATAATGGGAAACCTGTTCAAAGATTTCCAACCGATAAAGAGCCAAGACACCTTATTTGGTGGATTTGACAAGCTTGATGAAACCACTCCGATGGAAGAACCAACGAATCCGGTTCAACCGATAACTGAAGAACCTGTGGAGTTTGATGTTCCTCAGGGGAACATTGGCATTGGCACCAGTTATGATGCTCAGGGACAAGTCCCGAAAGGGAAGTGGGGCGAAGCTGTGCCTGATGGTGCTCGTGGGGTTGTCAGAGGCGTCGTTGGGTCAGGCGAAACGTTGGGACAAATGGGACAGGGATTAAGTTATACCGTGCGTAATCTTAAACAGATTCTAGCACAGCAAGTGGCTCTTTCCAATAAGATGAATTATGAGAACAATTATGGTCGTCACGTTGCTATGGGTGGCAAGAAGTTTGATTACCCTGAGATTAAGATACCAGATGTTGTTGAGAATCCAGATGCATCTTTGTTTAATAAGTTGTTAGAGATTACGCTTGGCGGGTATTGGATGAAGAAGGGAGCCGAGAAGCAGGGAATGAGGTTCGGTGACGATTACCTTCGTGCCTATTCTCGTCAGCTTATGCAAGACAACCGACAGTATATTAAAGACGTTGGGTTGGATAAGGGTGAGGAGAAGTTCATTAACAAGCTTGGTGTTGGGTCAGTATCACTTGGCTTATCGCTTGGTTCCGCTTTGATAAATCCGGCACTTCCCTTCATAGCGTTTGGTGGGATGGCGGCTGCTTCTGAGTTTGATGAACTGCTTAATGCACATGGGAATGAAGAAGGCGAACAAATGCCTTTGGAAGAAATGATGGGACGCTCCTTTGCTGGTGGCGTTCTTGAAGGTTCAATAGAGGGAATAGGTGTTAATTTCTTACTATCCCGATGGGGTGGCCCGTTACTTAAAGCTGTTGGCTTATGGGCTATGGAAGGTGCAGGTCAGGAATCGTTTCAGCAGATTTCTGAGAACGCAATGGTCTATCCGGCAAGACACGGAGAGTATGCTAGACCTGAGATGAAAGATTCTTGGGGAAATGTATGGCATGAAGGTGTTGGAGATGCTGCTTTATTAGGAGCCGTCTTAAGTGGAGTTGCTGGTAGTGCGTCTTCCGTTTACCATGAAGCCAAGGTTCGTTCAGTATTAGAGAAGGATATGGGATACACAAAGAAGCAAGCGAAGAAGACTGCCAAGAAGGTGTTGCGAAACTCTCGCAGAGGCATCGATAAGCTGATGAAAGATTACATCATGGACGATGTAAAGGCGCTTCAAAACGAACTATCCAAAGCAAAGAACATGGATGAGTATAAGCAACGAATGGACGCGTATTTTGTTGAGAATCCTAGCACGGAAGTTAAGTTATCTAAGGCTCTTGAGGGCGACATTGAATTCTCTGGAAAGAAAGACCCTAAGACGGGTGAGCTTGAGATTAATCGAATCCCTGCATCAAAGGAACAGATAGACCCTAAGAACAGAAAGCAAGCAGAGGAATTACTTCAGCGAGTGTGGGGCAAGTTCCTTGCTTCAGCTAATGAGAACAACATCAATATCAGCGATGCTAAAGAACCCGGACAATGGATGCAATCGTTCAGGGAAATCGAATACATCTCAGAGATTATCAAGATGGTTGATTCTGCGCAGAAGGCTGGTGACACGGAAGGCATTACAGAGTATATCGAAGACCAAATCTTTGGTAAATTAGCTAAGAATTTTAAAGACCCGAACAAGACTAAGTTTAGAATTTATGTGGAACGCTTTAATCAGGACAGAGCTGATAGTGCTGATGCATTGGTGTGGGTTCCGGACACCTTATCTTCAATGTCGATAGGTGACCTTGCTCATAATATTTCCAAGATAAATGCTCAGAGAACTCACCCTGAATACGTCAAGCTTGTAGAAGAAGAGAATACCCGCAGGGAAGCCAACGGTCAGGAGCCGATAGAGATACCAAAGCCAATTACGCCTGATGACGTTCAGTTTGTAGCTCAGAGAACTAAAGAACAGGGCAGTGCCGTAGCGTCTGCGCGGGAAGCTTTAGACTTTGCGTTGAGAAATCTTAACGAAATCACTGATGCTGAACTTAACTCTGCCGCATTATTGGAGCGAGCAAGAGAAGATTTATATGGACAGAACAATGACCCAAGGGATGACCCTTCGCAAGAAGCGGATCCTGTTGACCCTAAGCCAACGCCAACCCCTCAAGTCGAAGCTGCAGTCCAATCTGAGATTGATAAGATGAAACAGGGAGGTGAGTCTAAGGAGAATCAGGCCGCGGATCAATGGGTATATTTGCATAAGCTAAAAGCAGAACAGATGGTGGATTATTTTTCTATTGGATATAATAATGGCGCACCTGTGGTTGGAATAGGTAGTATGTCAAAGAAAGCTCCGTTCGGCCTTGAGGGCGCTGAAATAAAACTTACAGAGGATCATAATCGGCGTCTAAAAGAAGCTAATATGTTAAGCGAGGTTGGTAAAAGGAAAGAAGCATCGGACATAACAAAGCAAGTCAAGAAAGAGATCGGGCAATCTATCATTGATGGAACAGTTAAGTTTATTGAAAAAAATGTTAACGTTTGGCATGGGACTAAGGAGAACTCAACGCTATCTAATTTAGCTGCGCGGGAGTTTATGTATGATGGTGTTCGGTTTATGTCAGTTGAACACGCTTACCAAACTATGAAGTCCGGAACATTTGATAATGCAACTTGGGTTGCTTACGCAGAAGCTGGTCCGGGCAAGAAGATTGTTGGTAAAAAGCCAGCGCTTACTACGAACAATTACAATATTTTCCTTATGCAGAAACTCGTTCAGGCGTCGTTTGATCAGAACAAAGATGCCCAGATGGAACTATTGGCTACCGGCCAGGCGGAGCTCACGCACACGCAAGACATGAGCATTTGGAGAAAGGAATTTCCTCGTATCTTGATGGAAGTTCGTGAGTCTTACAGGGACAAAGCTGTTAAATATAAGGGAGATTATGTAAATGACCAGATAGTTAGGGCTGAAGTTCAGGCTAATCAAGACAAGACTTACATCTTTGGCGATAACGTTAAGGCGTGGGGAGTAAAGCAGGAGACTGGAGACGACATTCATTTTGGAGGACAGGCAAAAGAAATACGCGGAGAAGCCAACGGCATAGGTATCCCAACGAAACTAGACGCCACGATGAAAGATGATGCATTCATGAGTGACGCTGAGTTTGATAAGAACAAAGAAGTCATTGATAAAGCTATTGAATTAGTTCCTAAGGAAAAGCCAGTGGTCATACCGTTGGCTGGAATAGGGACAGGTTTGGCTCAGCTGGAGAAGCGAGCACCCAAAACGTGGGCTTACCTTCAGGAACAGCTTAAGAAGCTCGAGCAATATCCTGTGAAACAATCAGCTGTTGAGCAAGCGCCTACGGTAGAAACAGGTCTATTTGACAACTTTGCCCTACACCAAGACCCGGGTGATTCTTATGAAGGACATCCTATTCTTAACCTGCGACACGGGATTGAGACATGGTCTTGGACAGGTGATCAGCACAAAGCACTGACTGCTATTGGCTCTTGGATTGACCATAGATTTGAAGCTGGAATGCCTAACAAGCAACGGTATTTTGTGCTTGGAGGATACGCCGGAACTGGTAAGACCACGATGATTGAGAATATTATCAAGCATTGCCAGAACCAAGGACTTAGCGTTGGAATAGCTGCCTACACAAACAAGGCAGTTTCCGTTGTGCGAAAGAAGAATGTGAACCTTGGCGTTGATCCAGCCACTCAAGAGAAGATGATTGAGTATGTTGACCCTGATCAGTTCCAGACTTTACATAAGACTTTACAATTAAAGATGGACCCATTGACAAAGAAGTTCCACTTTGACGGATCCGGAGAGTTACCCAACGTTCTTATCGTTGATGAGGCGTCTATGGTTTCAACTGAGATGCTCGGCTGGTTGGCAGAAGCATCTGATGCTACTGGTGCTAAGATTCTTTATATGGGCGACAGTGCTCAGCTTCCACCAGTTAAGAGTGCGAATCCTAATATCTTTACCTCAGATAAGTTTGTTCAGCCCACAAGGGCTCAGCTCACACAGGTAAAGCGTCAGTCATTAAGTTCTAAGATTCTTCAATACATAACAGCCATAAGAAATTATGAAGGCAACGAAGGATACTTTATCCCTTCAGAAAGCAACAAGGACGTTAGCGTTCAGAGTTCTGCTGATGCAGTCAAGAACTGGTTGCAGGAAGTAGTTCAACGGCTAAACACTGTTATGATCGTTGGCACAAATGATGTTCGCAAGGTTCGTAATAAGATGGCTCGTGAAGCTAGGTTTGGTAATGGAGAATTGCCTCCTCAGGTTGGCGATGAGATTATTGTCATCAATAACGGAAGCCTTCACGCTAAGAATGGAGAGCTTGGCACGATAGAATCTATTGACAGTCTGGTGACCAAAGACGTTACGGTGGTTGATTGGCGAAATGGTTATCCAATGCCAGCTGGAACTAAGGAAGCCCACTTCTTATACGTTAAGATTAAAGATATTGATGAGGTTGTTCCGATGATGCTCGTTCCTGAGCAACACGCTGCCTCTTATATGGGAGAAGATATTGATGGCATGTCATTGCCAGAGGACTTTAGGGTTGAAAAGAAGGGCAAGAAGGGTAAGGTTTATGCCAAACTGAAGCCTAGCACTGCAATTTCAACGTGGGGTTACGCCATTACTGGTCATAAATCTCAGGGTTCTCAATGGGAGAATGTTTACATTGACCCTGCTATTGGCAACTTCCTTACTAATGTCCTTAAGAGAGATGGTCAGATTTCTAACTGGATATACACTGCCGCTTCAAGAGCATCTGAACGGTTGAACATTATTGATACTGGAATTGCTCATAAAAGCTGGGCTGAAATAGATGTTAAGTCTAAAGAAGCGATTGAATCTGCAGACCAAGCACCGAAGAAGGACATATCACCTGAAAAGATGATGGAGCTTGTTCAGGAGAAAGAGGAAGACAATGAGCGAGAAGCTGAGGATAAAGCCGCGGCAGACCTTATTGTTTCACAAGCCAATGCTGAGAAGATAAAGGAAGAGAAGCAAACGCCACGCGGGCAAGAGCCGAAGCACGTTAGCATTAAGGAGCCTGTCAGCGTTCAAGAACCTGCGTTCTCTGAGTTTGAGGACTTGGGTATAGCTGATTTAATTAAAGATTGGTCTGATACCCATATAACATCCTTAGACGCTTCAAGCAACTTAGAGACATGGAAGAAGACCATAGCGCCTCAGCTTGGAAGGGATCTCACCTCTCAGGAAGAACAACGCCTTATCTATGAGTGGGGCAAGTATCTGAAAAAGAAGTTTAGTTCCACGCAGGAAAAGAAAGCTATTAAGGATACTGTTTCGAGAATGAAGAAGTCTGGAGCTATTAAGACCCAAAAGCAAGAAGCTGAGCAGGAAATAGCTATCGGCCAGTTCTTTGAGAAGCGCAGGAAGATTGCCTCTGACATCACAATAGGATTATCCCAACAGGCAGAACCGTTGGATGGAAGTGATCCGTCAGATGTTGATGCATCGCGTCCGCAGCCGAACCAACCCAACAGTAAGAGGGCAACTGGCACTACGTTTGTATGCCAAAGCGGGAATGCCTCAAACAAAAAGGGGTTTGGATCGGAAGTAAACGCCGACAGGCAGTTTGAGTTAATAGGGGCGCAGTATGGCGTTTTGACTAATGCCTGGTCATTCGGTGGCAAGTATGGAGATAAGAGCCCAAATGAGGTGTTTTTGAGTAAAGATGAGCTTGCAGAGGGGTGGAAGAAGGTTCTCCTTGCCAACAAAACTATGCGCAGAAAGCTTGATAATGTGAGCCAACAGGTTAAGAATCTGTTGAGTCGCAACTGGTTTCAGGTTAAGCATGCTGATGAGGTATTTGCTATTGCTCCAATGAAGAACGGAAAGGTTCAGGGTGGCACAGGCTACGCTGTTCAGATGGCGATCGATGCTAAGAAAACTGTCCATGTCTTTAACGGGCAGGAGAATACTTGGTATGTTAATAGAGGCAGTGGTTGGATTCTTGAACAACCTCCGATTCTTACTCAGAGCTTTGCTGGTGTTGGGTCACGCACTATGGAGGCCAACGGACAGCAGGCAATCAAGGACCTTTATGACCGCACGTTTACTGGATTTACTGTTCATGACAGCTTAGGTCAGCAGGATACCATCGAAGCAGAAGCCCACGCAGTCGCGAACGAAGCGTTGACTAAAATCGAGCAGGACAAAGATGACAACCGAATGGTTGCCAGCCCGGAACTCGATAAGGTGCTGCAGGCTTTCGTTGACATGGAGGAGGAAGGCATTGCCGTTGATTTTACAGGTGAAGATTTAGTTGAAGAGTTGTCTAAAAGATTAGGGATACACAAGGAAAAGGTTCATGGATTGCTTTATGAGTTTGAGAATCTTCAGACATTTGTTCAGCAAGGCGTGATTTCCGGGAACTCCATTGAGGAGCGCGTTGGTAGAGGCCGACGTAGGCAAATAGAGCAGTATGCCTTCACCGAGGAACTGCAAGAGATGTCCCTGAGCATGAACTTCGTTTCTTTTGAGTATGCGAAGAAGATGGCACAGCAGGATATGGGAGTTGAATCGGCAGCATTTGAGGATCCGTCAGTTCAAGTTGACCCATCGGGGGAAACGTTGAGATTAAAGCCGGAGTCAGGCGTTGAGTTCGTGCACGGAACTTCACCAGGGATGACAATGGAGGAGAAAAAGAAGCACGATATGTCAATCAACACGAGAGAAACTCCAAAGAGTATGCTTTCTAAACCGTTGACTAAAGCTCAACAGCAAATGAAAGATAAGGAGCTGGCTAAACGCAAGCAGGATTCGGACAGGGAAGCTGGCAATAAGCCAATCGAACCTAATAAGAGTTCTGATATGTATATTACTCAGTTGCTAAAGATAGTTAATCCTTCCGGCAACCTAACGTTTGAACAGTTCAAGCAGATGGAAGCGTTGATCAAGGACGATTGGAAGAAGACGAACTATGCTGAAGAGCAGATTTATTCTATGGAACTTCCTGACCACTCTACCTTGTTCATGAAGGTTAAGGGATTTGGCAATTACAAGAAAGACGACCGCACGATTACAGCCATCAAGAACCCAGCTTACGCTCAATACGTTGGGTGGAAGATGAAGGCAGCCCGTAAACATTTAGGCGCTAAAAAGCTTTCATGGGTTGAGCCGGGAGTGGTTTCAACTGGGAACAAGGTTCCTTCGGCAGATGAATTGGCAAAGAGATTGAAGTCTATCAATGAGACAATAGCCTCTCTTGAGGAAGCCCGAAGCGTTATCGGTAATTATTACATCGATAAGATTAACACAATGGCAGAATCTTTTGACCCGTTGGTGCAAGCCTATGTTCAAGACCTAATGAAGAACATCACGCCTGACAGTAGTAAGGAAATAATTGCTGCAGTTCGTCTTGCTCAGGCTGATCAACGCACACAAGCCAACGCCTGGGGAGTGCGCGGAGCTGGAGAATACAATCCCAACGATAAGATTAAAACTCAGAAGGGAGAGTTGGGTAAGGAGAGAGATGACGGTCGGGACAGAGACACGGAAAACCGTGAAGGCGATATGTCGATGAACGTAATGTTAGGTGGCGAAGGTCAAAACGTTGATGAAGTTTTTATGCTTGATACAGCTCAGGGTGTGATTTCTTTGCCTAGAGGTCACTATGTTGTTCGAAACCAAACAACCAGAGGCGATGACTTGCTGATTGAAACTCCAAATGGAGAGTTCCACACGGTCACTCCTTCTGAATACATGAGGTTTATTAGATCGCCGATTACTTCATCGACAGATAGGATTAACTATTTGTTTTGTGGACCGGCAATTACTACTGAGCTGATGAAAGGATTACCTCCTCAGATTATCTCTGATGGAAGTGACACTGCTCCAATCTTGGGAGTCTGGGATTATATGAAGAAGTTTCCGGGTGTCGTTGGGATAAGTAAAATCCTTGCACCGGACTGGACTAAGGCGATGAACGAGAAAAAAGTATATGCTCAAAGTAAGTCCCAAAATGATTTAAACAAAGATAACTTGCAGGGATATAAGGTTCTTCAAGAGACATCGATGCTTGGTGCAGTTGCTACAATCTTCCCAATCCAAAACGCTTTTACTAAAGACCGTGATGCTATGTGGGCACAGAAGATTCAGGAGCAAAGGGAACAAGGTCAAGAGGTTGATGCGATGGCTAAAGACGAAGACGGTCGTTTACTTAGGGACAAGTTCCATCGAATGACTATGAAGTTATTAGCTTCGGCGGCAAATATGATTCACGTTGATGATAGGTCAGCAAACTATGCATTCACAAGACGTGGCAATGGAGAACATCCAAGTAACAAGCTTTACAAAGACCCAACGTTGGATCAGCGAACTTATGTTGACCGTGTAATCTTATTCCACGTTTACTTTGGCATACCTTTTACGGGAGATATTCAGAACGACATGAATGACATCTTCGGTTTAAGGACTAAAGATAAGACATATAAACCCAACGTTAATACTGATGTTTATAAATGGAGCACGCGCAGGTCTCCAGTTTTCTTTGAACTCTTATCAAATCCAAAGGTTGCCAGTGATGATACGCTGAAGAACCTTCTTGTTATGATGAAGAAGAACGTTGAGAAACCTATTCTTAAGTCGGCTCTAGAGAATGGACTGTGGAAGAATACCAACATCTTCGAGAGTGTTCTTAACGGATACTTACATAGGTCTTGGTCACTGACTAAGGAGCAACAGGGAACGTCTGGTATTAGCGGATCTCCAAGCGCTACCGGAAGCACGAAACGTCACCCAAGAGCATACGATACTTACGAAGCTTTTATTGATGGCGCGTCAACTGACGGTTACATTGCGGCGGACGACATCTTCACGAACTTAATTGACTATATCGTTGAGACAACCTTGCAGGTTAAGCAAGCGCAGATAATCAAGTCCTTCGAAAACGAAAGACAATACGGATTAAACTATGATACTCCGCATACTGAGAACGATGAAACGATGGGAATTGCTAATATCAAGAACTATGTTCCGGAAGGAGAGTTCTATGCAATCATGTATCCAACTCAAGATGTAATCGTTGCAGAATCGGACAGGCTCACGAAAGCGACCGGAAAATTCGTCTCACCTTATCGTATATTAGAGAAGCTAGGATACATCGAAGGCAAATCGAGCCCCGGATTAGCGGAATGGAGTCACGGTGCATTTCAGGCTGCGTTTGTTTACAAGCCCCTGAATGACATGATCGAAGTCGCTCAAGGTTCGTTACCTTCATTAGCAGAAATGAACATTGCAATCAAAGGCCTTAGGATGCTTCGATACCTAAAGACAATCAATCCACTCGACCAGGTTCTTCCTTGGGCTGGTGGCGCATTGATGGCAAGACCGAGAACAATGCCTGTAACCGCGGCTAGGATTGCATTGAAGGCTTTGGTTGCTGTTCCTAAGGGAATATTTGTTACCGGCCCGCAAGTGTTGGCAGGAACTTATCGAGGTAGAGATTGGAGTGATGCAACTAAATATTCTCGTGCGCCTAGAGCAATGCGAGATGGCTTATCTGCTATTAGCTGGAATTATATGCTTCACAACATGATGGACACGGCTCAATCTGGTTCACATAAGGTTGGTAAGGTCGTAAGTTTCCCTAACCTAAGACCGTTAGGTGACAGAATGAAGGATTATTTCTTTAGCGTTGGCGGTGTGAGCACGGCATTGTTTGACGATATGTTGGCTGATGAGGTTTATAAAGGTTATGTCATAATGGCCGAGAAGTATGAAGGTCAAGGCATGCACCCTGATGTTGCCTCTAAGCGTGCGGTTGAGTTTATGAATACTGCTGGGTTTATGATGGGACGATCTAAGTTCGGACACGAAAGTATGTGGATGGACGCATTGCTTATGTCTCGCCAGTTCTTTGCTACTGGATTGAGGACAGCAGTGTTCGTTGCAGAGCAAGCCCCGATTGCTGGTGATGGCATCAGGAAGTTTGCATCAACGCAGAAGACTGGCAAGTTCAGTCGTATGTTTAACTCAGTGTTGGGTGGTGAGCTTACTGAGATGGATCACAAGACCGTTGGAAAGGATATTGCTCACGGCGTTATGTGGATTGGATTCTGGACTACTATCCTAAATTCTATGACCCAATTCGTATTAAGCTTTGATGATGATGACGAGATAGATGAGCATGGTGAGGTGGGTTCTGAGCTTGGGCTAATGGCTAAGAAACGTTGGATGATATTCAACGAAGGTCAGATGAAGTTTAGTGCTAGATTGCCATTGAAAGACTTCAATCAGAAGCGCATTTATGCTTCTACGCAGATGAGCAAATTGTTCAAAGATCAGGTTGATTTCTACGGTGGCGCCATTGATGCTGGATACAACCTGTTCCATGAGCCTGAGGAGCACATTGACATCGGTAAGGGATTCCATAAGTGGATGCAGAACAAAGAGGGTATGTATCGACTATTCACAGAGCTTTGGGCAAATGAGGACTGGTTCAATGACCCGATATACAGTCCTGAATTAGGGTGGAGCCAAGAGAACCTTGAAAAGGTCTTTGGTTACATCGCTACCGAGGCTATAACTCCTATTGGAGCTGAGAAACCGTTGGGTGGAGAGAAGCTTGAGCCAGAACTGATGAGAATGTTTGAGGTCTCTGGTGGGAATATCAGGCGAGGCTCAGCGTTGGCTGAAGGGGATACGTTCAAGGAGTCCAAAAAGGCTAAAACACAGGCAAATATACAGAACTTCTTTGACAGGAGCCGGAGGAAAGAACTGCGAACTATGTCTCCGGAGCAGCTGAGAGAACACCTGCTGAAACACCCTGAAGATGCTGGTTCGTTTAAAGGTGTCACTAAGAAGCGAGGCGCTCCGTTGGGTATGTTTAAGAAGGCAAATAGAAAAGCAATTTCAAGATGGCAACAGCGTAAATAGGTGGGCTAGAAGGGTGGGTTATTCCCACTTGACAAACCCCTCGCGAGGTGTTAGTATAGAAAAATCTTAAACACACTTCACGGGGGAATTGCCCATGCTCACAATCAGTCACAACAAATCTTCTATCGCCAGAGGTTGTTGGAAAAAGTTTGATTGGCGTTACAACTACGAATACACTCCCATTAAAAAATCCACCACACTTACATTAGGTTCAGTCGTCCACCAAGCATTTGATATGTTCTACAATGGCTTCAAGCACGAGGAGGTTTACAAGTATATTGTTGACACCTTCGACGAGGAAATAGCCAGGATTGGATTGGAAGAACAAGAGGGTTTAGTTATTGCTAGATACACTGCCCTCGGAATGTTTGCGAACTATCCGTTCAGGTCACTCGGTTCCTTCGAGAAAATCGAAAGCGAAAAATCTTTTAGCGTTCGCGTTGGTAAGTTGCGTGGCGTTAGGTTTGAAGGTCGCATCGACGGTATCGTTAAGCGAGATGGTTGTTGGTGGGTCAGAGAATTAAAAACCACAGGACTAAACACAAAACAATTTGCTAGTCGCATTAGCACATCGGCACAGTCAACCGGTTATATTTATGCTATGCGCAAACTAGGGTTCGATGTCAAAGGAACGTTGTATGACTTCATCAAGAAACCCCTGTTGCGTAAGAGGGTAAATGAAAACCAAAACGACTTCGGCAATAGGATTGCTACTGACTATTTACATAAAGGCGACATGTATTACGGACAGTTCTATTCATGGCGTAACGAGGAGGAGATGCAGATTTGGGAGGAGGATATGATAACGTTGATACGAGATATGCGACGACGCAAAGCATACCCACGCAACCCTGATGCTTGCTACAACTATAACTCCGAGTGCCCATATAAGAAAATATGTTATGTCAAGACACCAGATCCACTAATGTTAAAATTGTATTTCAAACACAGAGGGGAGGTAATAATCAATGAGCACGGACACGCCGAAGAAATCACAAGCCAAAACACCAAAAGCTTTTTCCGAGACTGTAGCAACTAAAGAAGATATTGACATGATGCTAGATGCAGTTAAAGAATTAACAAAGTCGGTAACAGTTATGGCGACATCACTATCATCAATGGAAAAGACCCACGCGAAATGGGTAAGAGCAGGTAAATTCTAAGGGGGAATATGCTAGAAGACATAAAACCAATCGGGAACACGATAGACAGGGGAATTTCTTTCATCATCTACGGCAACCCCGGTGTTGGTAAGACAACACTTGCCACCACGCTACCTCACGACGAAACACTTATCCTTAATGCCGAAGCTGGTCTCGGAGTATTGCTCGGCAAGAAAGGTCTCCACGTTATGAGCCTTGTTGACTTCATCGAGGACGGTGAATTTGAAAGGGTAGTTGACAATCTCTACAAAGAACTAAGAACAACCTCTCACGTATTCAAGTATGTCGTATTAGATAACCTCTCGGAAATAGAGAATCTCTTATTGTCAAGCTTGACTAAACGAAGAGGTAAAGAAGTCCCAACGATTAAGGAGTATGGTGACGTTGCGTTCAAGATGAAGGAATGGGTTCACCTGTATCGTGACCTTGTCTTCTCAGGCATCAACGTTATCTTTAACGCTTGGGAATTCCCAATGGAGTTACGCAATTATGATGGCAATGTATTAACGTTGGTATTGCCAAAGGTATCCAAGAGTTATGCGCCTAATATTTGCGGGTTGGTAGATGTGGTCGGGCACATGGAAGTCCACGAGAAGTCAGGCAAGCGTTGGGTTAGGTTTAGGCCTAATGACAGTTGTCTGGTTAAATCGCAGTTCGCGGGAATTGGGGGAGCCAACGACCAATCGGGGGAACCCGCTGATTTAATGGCGGTGATTGACAAGATCAGGAGCCACAAGTATGGGGAGGACGAAGTGGCTGAACCAGAAGAACAACCTAAAGAAACCAAGAAAGGTAAAACGAAATGAAAATGAATTGGGATGTGGACACAGAGGGCGGTGGTGGCTTTTACGAAGCTGGCATTTATAGGGTAAAACCTACCGCTATCGAAGAAGTAGAGGCAAAGTCAGGAAACCAGCAATTAAGGATTAAGGCAACGATCTGCGAAGGACAGCATAAAGGTCGTAAAATTACAGAGCATATCACGTTGCTTGAATCGTGTATGTGGAAATTAGTTAAGTTCGTGAAGGCGATGGGAGTTGACGTAACAACGTTGGCTAAAGGTGTCGATACTTCTTCTGGAGAGTTCAGAAACTTGCTTAATAAGTGTTTAAATAAATCAACATATTGGAACGTGACCGTTACTAAGAGCCAAGATGGTTCTAAAGATGTCAACGACATTGTTGATTACCAACCTGACCCTGATGCAGTCTGGGAAGAACAAGAAGATACTCCGGAGTTTTTGAAGAATGGCTAAAACCAACGGTTGGATTTGCCTACATAGAAAAATGTTAGATACCAGTTGGTATGGGAACACTGCTTGTAGAAGCATTGCAGTTCACCTCCTGCTGAGTGCCACGCATAAAGATATTCATGTTATGTTGGGTACTCGGCAGGTAAAACTGCTTCGTGGGCAATACATCACAGGCAGGCGTAAGTTGGCAAAGGAATTAGGCATGAGAGTTGGTGCTGTTCGTGGTGCGCTAGAGGCACTCGAAAGAGATGAATTTATAACCCGCGAATCAACCCACATCTGCAGTATAGTAACCATTTGCAACTACAATGCTTACCAAAGTTCAACTCCAGATGTTACCCACATGTTCGCCAACAGAGGGGTCCCAGATAGCCAACAGGGGGGTCCCACACAGCCATCAGAGGGGTCCCAGTTAACCACTAAACAACAACTAAACAAATTAACAAATAAACAATATATAGCGCAAGCGTTCGAAGAACTGTGGTTGGAATACCCTAAGAAGCTTGGAAAGAAACAGGCTCAACGACACTTCATGGCATCAGTGACAAGCGAAGAAGATGTTGAGAATGCAAGACAGGCTCTAATCAACTACAAGAACAGTCGCTATTGCATAGAAGAAGAGGGTCGTTATATTAAGCATGGTTCTACTTGGTTTAACAACTGGGCGGACTGGATTACTAATCCGGAGGTTCCATACGAAGACCCGCAGTTCGCTAAGATTAAACAAGCGATGGACAAGGAGAATGACGATGGAATCTGATAAAATACCGGGAATGTGTAAGAAAATTGTCGAAATCTGCACAAAACAAGGCAAATTAGACATGAAAGAGTTCGACCGCAGGATGGCAATGTTGGTTTGTGATGAGGTGTTGGATGACATGCATTACGTTCAGCCGCCAAGCAAGCCAACGTCTTTGCTTGAGTATAACAAGCTGTCAAAAGACGGTAAGTTTAGGTTTAATAAGGATAATCCTGATTGGTGTAAAAGCCCTGTTTTTCAGGACTATATGGAAAAAACTTCCGAGGTTGACGCAACCAACGGTTCAAATGAATACTGGCTAAAATACTGGCTCCCACACTTGGACACGGACACGGATCGTGTGATAAAAGTCCGTAAAGTTCTTATGGATTTCAACGTTCACATTCCGTATCCGCAGAAGACAGGGTCATACAAACCCAACGAACTCGCACCAGAAGTCGTTGATATATTCGGAGGCACTGTATGTGGAGAATAGAATTACGCAGAGGTAAGACGTATCGTAGATTGCCTGGTCAATATTACCATAGACTAATGAGTCCAAATGGAAAGGTAGTATATGTATCGGAAATGTATAGCAGTAAACAGGCAGCACTTAAAACAATTCGGAGTTTGATTAAGACTTGTTTTCTTTGTTGTAACTTTGAGGACTGTTGTGCGCCATCATCTGTTAAGGTTGGATCTGATTCAGACGTAACTGATACATATGCCTTGATTGTCGGGGGGTAAAAGTGGGTCATAAATCAAGAGTAGCTTGGAATATGGGAACGTGTATCGGGTTCTGCAGGCTTAAAGCGAAGTGTCCAGGGGGTTGTTTCGCTAAGAGCAAGTTTGAAGATTGTAGAACCGACTGTTTGAATTTCAACAAGGCGTGTGACATCTGTGATCAGGCATCTGAATATGAAAAGGGTGGTGATAATGGAGTAGTTAGCATTACTGCTACTGAGATACTTAGGAGGCAGAATTGGAAACACCGCAAGAGAGATACAGCAGAAGAATGAAAAGAAAAAGGACAAATTCGTTAAAGACACCAATGAGAAATTCTTTCAAATTAATAACTCCAAAGTCAGCGGAAAAGCAAGAGTATGACAGGGCGTTAACTTTTGGGGAGATCGGGAGGAGAATGGCATATGGAACCTAAGCATTACTGTACTAAATGTCGTTGGGTGTCAGAAGTAGCAGGCGGTTGCCCCAGGTGTGGGCGAATGTTAATTGAAGATAGAAGAAAACAAAAGGAGAGAAGACAATGAAATTAATGAATTACGAGGAAATAGCAAAGTTGTGTCACCAAGTAAATAAAGCATATTGTACATCGATGGGCGATACTTCGCAGGTAAACTGGGATGACGCACCTACAGATCAGCAGCGTAGCGCATCCAACGGTGTTGAGTTCCACATGATCAACCACAATACGACGCCAAGGGATAGCCACAACAGTTGGATGTTGGAAAAGAAAAACGCCGGCTGGAAGTTCGGCCCTATCAAGAACGTTGACCTGAAGACGCATCCTTGCATGGTTCCATACGAATCGTTGCCAATGCAGCAACGGTCAAAGGATTTTATCTTTAAAGCTATCTGTGATTTCTTTAAAAAAGAGTTCTTTGGTAGCGGTGGAGG